AGCTAAACGCCTCGAAATGAACGGGATGCACATAACCGACATCTCCGGGCAAAAGGGGTATCAGGCCTCAGGGGATCTCTATGAAGCTCTAGCTAATAAGAGGCTCGTCCACTCGGGCCAAGATTTACTCGTAACTCATTTTGCTAATTGCGCCGCTAAAGAGTCCGATAGCTCGTGGCGTATCGTGAGGCGTAAATCGGCCGGCCCCGTAGATATTGCTATCGGCGTATCCATGGTCGTACATATCCTTAATCAGCCAATGGGCGAGGCCAAGGTATACATCTAAGACACGCCGCCTAATACCTGATTTTATCCTTGACATTTTGAGAAAATCCCTCCTATGGGATTACTCCAAACTCTAGGGCTTAAGAGCTCTGATAAACCTCAGGTAGAGGCTCAGTACGCACCTGCCGTAATGGATACTACGTACGGTTATGGATCATTTAATACTGGTAATTTTGGATATAACGGCGTAGGTATCGATCGTAACTTTGCGTTACAAGTATCAAGCGTTGCACGTTGCCGTAATTTAATTGCCGGCGTTATTGCATCTATTGATTTATCTCTATACAAAAAATCTACAGGCGAAAAGTTAGGCTCTCCGGTTTGGTTAGAGCAGCCGGATATTCGCCAACCTCGAAGCCTTACAATCGCTGCAACCGTAGATAGTTTAATATTTTACTCGGTTGCGTATTGGCGTGTTACATCTTTGTACGCCGATGATGGACGACCATCCGGGTTTGAGTGGGTCGCTAATAACCGCGTTACATATACGACTAATCAATACGGTACAGAGATCCAAGATTATTTCGTCGATGGTAATAAGGTACCTATGGGCGGTATCGGATCGCTTGTAACTTTTCAATCTTTGCTACCTGGTGTATTACAAAGCGCAAGTACAACTATTAAAGCTGCTTACGATGTACAAAGAGCAGCGGCGGTAAGTGCAGCTACACCGATGCCTACAGGTATTCTAAAAAATAACGGTGCTGATCTACCGGAGTCTCAGATACAAGGACTACTAGCAGCGTTTAAGAGTGCTCGACAAAATCGCAGCACGGCATATTTAACGAGCACTCTCGAGTATGTGCCTACATCTTTCTCACCTAAAGACATGGCGTACGCCGAATTTTCGCAATACCTTGCCACCGAAATCAGCCGCGCGATGAACGTACCGAGTTATTTAATTAGCGCGGACATGAATAACTCAATGACATACCAAAATATTTTAGACGGTCGTAAAGAGTTTGTAGCTTATTCTTTGCAGCCTTACATTTCGGCTATTGAGGATCGTCTATCAATGAACGACATAACTAACTCAGCTAATCAGGTACGTTTTGCCGTCGATGATACTTTCCTACGTGTAGATGCTAAGGATCGTTTAGATATCATCGAGAAAATGTTAAATCTAAATCTAATCGACGTAAACGAAGCTCGATCTATGGAGCAACTAACACCGCTAGGAGATACAAGTGCTACTAACGTTTAGCCAACAAATACAGGCCGCCGATACAGAGCGCCGGATGATCTCCGGACTCGTTGCACCGTATGGCGAGATCGGTTTTACAAGTGCCGGCCCGGTTATGTTTGAGCGCGGCTCAATCACTTACGCCGAAGCCTCAGATATCAAATTACTTATGCAGCATCAAGCCGATAAGCCGGTAGGTCGCGCCGTTTCGTTTAGTGACTCAACCGAAGGCGTGTACGGATCCTTTCGTTTGAGTATGAGCACCCGGGGACAAGATGCTCTAACTCTCGCGCAGGAAAACCTAGTAAGCGGCTTATCCGTAGGGGTGGATGTAACCGCCTCTAAGCCGATGGGTGATTACCTGCTAGTTACGGCGGCGGTCCTCAAAGAGGTAAGCCTCGTAGAGAGTGCGGCCTTTTCTAGCGCCTCCGTTACTGATATTGCAGCAGCTCGAGCAGCGCTTGAGGCAGCTACAAGTACAAAAGAAAAAACTACAACTATCTCTACGACGATCGTAGAGGTCGAAACCGAAACAGAAACAGAAAGCGAGGAGGCCGTGACTACTGCCCCTGAAAATACACCGGAGGAAACTCAGGTAGATGCACCGGTCGAGGCTGAAAAGGTCGAGGCCGCTCGTAAGATCATTCGTCCGTCAGTACTAGACTCTCAGCGAGTACGTACACCTATTACATCTATGGGCGCTTATACAGAGCACAAAATTAAGGCAGCTCTCGGTAACGATGACTCAAAGCTATACGTAACCGCAGCAGATGATAGCTTTGCTACAAACCCTGCATTTTCACCTACTCAGTACTTAGCAGAATTTCCTACGAATACTCGTTTTGGTACACCTGCTATCGATGCTTGCTCACGTGGAGTATTGCCTACTAACGGTATGACGATCAACGTACCTTCACTCGTTACCTCAGCCGGCGGCGGTACAGGCGTAGCACCTGTAGTAACCGTTGAGGCAGAAGCCGGAGCGGTACAGAATACCGGGATGGAAACGGCTTACCTAACAGGTACCGTATCTAAGTACGCAGGCATGAATACGATCAGCGTAGAATTGTTAGAGCGCTCAGATCCTAATTTCTATGCAGAGCTAACAAATCAGCTACAAAATGCGTACTTAAAGACTCTCGATACAACAGTACTAAACGCACTTATCGCAGCCGGTCAATATAGCTCAGGATGCGATGCAGACTCAGCCGGTATTATCGAGTTTGCCTCAGACTCAGCTCGTAAGGTTTACGAAGCTACGGGTTACTTTGCTAATAACTACATCGCCAACGGATCACAATGGCAACTACTTATGGGCGCTACTGATAATACAGGGAGACCAATTTATTCGGCTAGCCAACCGATGAACGCGGGAGGCCTCGTGCAACCGGGATCTATTCGAGGCAACGTACTCGGACTAGATCTCTATGTAGATAAAAACTTTACCGCTACTACAACGATCGACGACTCAGCCGTGGTATTGGCACCGGAAGCATTTACGGTTTACCAATCACCTACGGCGTATATGTCAGTAAACGTAGTATCAAACCTACAGGTACAAGTAGCTATCTACGGTTACATGGCAACTATCGCAAAAATGCCTAAGGGTATTGTTAAGTTTAACCTTAACTAAATAAACCACTAATAGTCGGTACCCCTCTTAGCCCTTTGAGGGGTACCGGCCCTAGTAAGTAAGGAGAATAAGATGCCTGCCACGTACGTAACCGAAGCCGAGCTACGCGCTAACCTCGGCATCGAAAACCTTTACTCGTCGGATATCGTCGAGACCTGTTGCCAAGCTGCGCAGGATTTACTTAATCAGTTTTTATGGTTTGACTCTGCACCGGTCGTAGGTACCGCGTTACAAAATAACGTAGCTACCGTAATGATCGCTAACCCTGCAATATTTAGCACCGGGGACTCCATAACCTTGAGTGGGTGCGGCTCAACTTATAATGGCACTTATACAGTTACCGGCACGATCCCATGGACCGCCGGCACTACTACGCAATTTCCATCAATAGCATTTAATAATATGGCTTTTAATTGGCCAAACGGTTATAGCTTTATACAGTTTGCTAAGACCGCCGCCAACGCTAATTTTACGCGCGTACTACCTTATGGCCAAGCCATAGGCGCGGATACAAAGACAAACTCATACGCAACGACTCCGGCCGTACGCGAAGCCGCGATGATCTTGGCCGTGGACATTTTCCAAGCCCGTCAGGTCAGCCAAACCGGCGGCGTATCGATCGACGGCTTTAGCCCGAGCCCTTACCGTATGGGTAACTCAATGATCGGCAAGATCCGCGGCCTTATTGCCGGATACACAAACCCTAATGCGATGGTCGGATAATGCCGGCACCTATTACGACTTTACGCGCCTCACTAGCTGCGGCCCTTGCTAATACAAACGTTTGGAATACCTATAGTTTTCCGCCTGCAACTATTACCGCTAATAGCGTAATCGTGTCACCGGCCGATCCATACATAACACCGACTAATAATGATTACGCCAATATCTCGCCGATGGCATCCTTTCGCATTATTTGTAATGTGCCTATGTACGACAATCAAGGCAACCTACAAGGCATCGAGTCGATGGTTTGCGCCGTATTCCAAAAGTTAGCAGCTTCGCCAATCGTTATGAATATTGGGGCGGTAAGTGCGCCAAGTGTTTTAACGGTACAAAGCGGCGATTTACTAACTACCGATATAACTATCTCAATACTAACCGAGTGGAGTTAAGCATGAGCCTAACCGATGAAGATATCGCCTTTCTTATCAAGATAGGGCAGATCACCGAAGCACCAAAAAAAGAAACAAAAACACACACACCTACTACAGAGAAAAGCGAGGAATAGGCGATGGCCGTATTTCTATCAAATGGAGTAGTCGTAACCCTTAACTCGGTTGCACTCTCAGACCATGTTACGAGCGCCACAATTAACCGGGTTTTTGAAGAACTCGAGGTTACTGCGATGGGCGACTCATCACGTAAGTTTACGAAGGGCCTAGAAACGTCTACGATATCTTTAGACTTTTTGAGCGATACCGCAGCGGCTAACGTAAACGCTACGCTGCAAGCGGCGTGGGGTACAACGGTACCAATCACGCTAAAGCAAACTAGCGCGGTTACCTCAGCTACTAACCCTCAGTACGCTACGACTATCCTAGTAAATAACACTACAGATATTAACGGCGCGGTCGGAGATATCGGTACACAGAGCATTACATTTACTTGTAACTCACCAATCGTAATTACTACTAGCTGATAACAAAGAAAAGGGGCTAAACAAATGGCACGACTCAAAATAACAAAAGCTACCGGTGAGGTAAGCGAGCATCAAATCTCGCCGCGAATTGAGTACGCCTTTGAGTTATATGCAAAAAAAGGCTTTCACAAAGCTTTTAGAGATGACGAGAAACAGAGCGACGTATATTGGTTAGCGTGGGAATGCTTACGTACATCCGGCGAAACCGTACCGATGTTTGGAGCCGAGTTTTTAGATACTCTTAAAAAGGTCGAGGTACTAGACGACGAGCCTTTAAGCTAGGGCGCGGCACTCTAACTCACTTGGTAGCTCAGCTATCAATACGGTTAGGGGTCGCGCCTCAAGCGATACTAGATCTCGATCCTGAGATGTTTAAGATGTTAGTTAAAGTATTAAACGAGCAAGCGGAGGAGGCTAAAAATGCCAACCATAGAAATACGCGGAAACGTTGATCTACGTAAAGCTCTACGCGCTTTTGCTCCGGATCTCGAAAAGCAACTAAAAAAAGATTTAGCCGCTGCTATGAAACCCGTAGTAGCTAAGGCTCGAGGCTTTGTACCTGCTGAGGCACCTATGTCCGGCTGGGCACCTCGATCTTTCAGCGAGGCTAGATTTCCATTTTATAGCGCTAGTACAATTAAGTCCGGGATCGTTTACTCAACCTCTCCAAGTAAAATAAATCCTTACGGCTTTAGCTCGATGGCAACTATCACTAATAAATCTGCCGCCGGTGCTATCTATGAAACCGCCGGCCGTAATGGTCCTCAGCCGTGGGTAGGACCTAAAGCCGGAGGCGCTAGTAAGAAAGTAAGCCGATCCGTAAATCCTAAAGCCGGTGCTACATTTATCGAAAATCTACCCGAGCTAACGAGCAGCCTTAAAGGCCGAGGGCGTTTAATCTTTAAGGCTTGGGCTCAAGATCAAGGAAAAGCCGAGGGCGCAGCTCGTACGGCTATCGATAAAACTACTAAAGCTTTTAACGCGATCATATCTAAAGGTAAATTAAGTAGGGCCGCATAATGGTATTACCTGTAATTAATATTGGCTCGAAGCTAGACGGTAAAGGGTTTAAGCAAGCCGAGACGGCCTCAGACAAATTAGGCAAAAAGGTTAAGACCCTTGCTAAGACTTTTGCCGTTACTTTTAGTGCTGCGGCCATGCTTTCCTACGGTAAAAATGCCGTTAAAGCTTTTGCAGAAAATGAAAAGTCAGCCAAGCGCCTCGAGATGGTATTAAAAAATCTAGGTTTAGCTTTCGATACCGATATTATTGAAAAGAAACTCGGCGATATATCGGCCAAGTTTGGCTACGAGGGCGAGGTATTACGCGAGGCTTTCCAAAAGTTAATCACCGCAACCGGATCTACTACTAAAGCGCAGGATCTATTAAACCTATCTCTAGATGTAGCCGCCGGGTCGGGCCAAGATTTACTTACCGTAAATCAGGATCTTGCAGCGCTCTACGTGGGCAACACTAAAGGACTTAGAAAATATAATTTAGGCCTTAGTCAGAGCGAATTATCTACTTTAGATTTTAATGATGCAGTTACATTATTAACTAAGACTTTTGCCGGGGCAGGTACCGCAGAGCTTGAGACTTACGCCGGCAAGATGCGCGTACTTAAAGAGGCGGCAGGAAACGCTCAAGAAATTATAGGTACGGGTTTAGTAGATGCTCTATCTAAACTAGGAGACGATGACTCCATAGCAACTTTAGCTAAAAACATGGAAACGGCCGCCGAAAATACCGCCGATGTTATTAGAGGTATTGGAGTCCTAGCTGCAAAATTAAAATCTATCCCGGGTTTTGACTCTAAAGATTGGGAGTACGTTTATAATATTTCCTATCTCAAGTTTATAAAAAATCTAGGCAAGGAAGATAGACTAAAGCCTAAGCCTTTTACAACCCCTATGACTATTTCGGGCTCGACCGACTCAGGGGTTAAAGCCGCTAAGGCTAGAGCCGCGGCAGAGGCGGCGGCAGCTAAACGCCAAAAAGAGTTATTAGCCCTACAAAAGAAAAGCGCTCTAGCAGAGAAAAATAAACTTTCGTTATCAAAGGCTGCGGCGGTGTTTGACACTAACCGCATCTCTATCGCTGCAGCTCTACGGGCTACCTACGACAAGGAAACGATCTTACGCCTTGAGGCTTTACAGGCTATCGAGGAGGATAACGGCGACCTCGCACTCAAGAAAATTAACGAGTTAGCGGCCTTGCAAAAAAATGCGGACATGGCAAAACTAGCCGGTATTACTCAGGTTAGCGAGGCAACTCTTTCAGCTCTTAACACTCAATTACTAACCGAGTTAAAGGGTATTAACGATAGCAAGATGGCCGAAGCCGATAAAGAGGCCGCTCGGCAGATTGCTTTTGGTAAATATAATGCAGCTTTAACGGCAGCCGGCGAGTTAGCGGCTAAAGAAAGTTATAGCGAGCGCGTACAGATCCAACTAACCGAGATCGCTCGCCTTGCATCTTTAAGTAAAACCTCTAACGCGGCAACGACTCTTACAAAGCTCCGCGAGTCTGAGGAGCTAAGCATGATTAGCCGAATAAGTGATGCACAAAAAAAGGCGGACGATGCGCGGCTTAAGGCTTTACAAGATTACATAAGACTACTCGGCACGGTGGGATCAACAGGCACGGGCGGCGGAGGCGGAGGCGGCGGCGGCAGCTCGGCAGCCGTTTATACAATTCCAAAAAACACTAAAGATTTTACCGTTAATAATCCGGTAATTGCTAAATTAGTAGAGGATGTAAATTTTGCCTCCGAAATGGTCACAGATCAATTTTTTAAGGCTTTAACCGATGGTGCAGATATATCTAGTGCCGTGCGAGGTGCTAATTACCAAGCTAGAGCAGAGGCGGAATACGCCGCATCTTTAGCAAAGGTATCCCTTACCGATGCAATAGCTCAAGGATCTTTCACACAGGGTATAGCCTCAGGTTTATCAATGTCTGCCGCGGCAAGTGGAGCACGTTACGCAGCTCAAGCGGCGGCGACTTATAACCTTAATTTTAATACAGGGGTTATAGCTCAACCGGACGAGTTTGCTACCTTGCTACAAGATACGATCCAAAAACTTAATCGAGGTGGAGATCCTCTAACCGTTGCCGGTGCTCTATGACCGTCCCTACAATTAACGCGGTTATTAACTTTTCTACGGGTCCGGCTTTTGCACAAGCGATGATCCTAGATAGCGGTATTTTAGGTACAAACGTATTAGCAGACTCAGCGGCTTTAATCGTGGACGTATCTAATCAAGTGGACGGCGTAACTACTATGCGAGGCCGTAACGCGCAGGCCGATGTATTCCAAACAGGTACGCTAACGCTGCGTATCGTCGATCAAAATGGCGACTTTAATCCTCAAAATGCCGCCGGGCCTTATTACGGCTTACTTACTCCGATGCGTAAGGTACAGATTACGGGCACTTATGCCGGTATCGAGTATCCGATGTTTAGCGGCTTTATTACTAGCTATACAACTACTACGCCTAAGATGGCTACCGATGTAGTTTATACAACTATAACTGCGGTCGATGCTTTTAGACTTTTCCAAAATAGCCAAGTCTCTACTATTACTTTAGCCTCGGCCGGTGACCTACCCGGCGAGCGTGTAAACGCTATCCTCGACGAGATCGCTTGGCCTCCATCAATGCGCGAAATCCAATACGGCTCGACCATCTTTCAGGCAGACCCGGGCAACCCTCGCACCGCTTTAGCTGCACTACAAACGGCAACCATCTCGGAATATGGCGCTATCTATATTAACGCCCGAGGATCCGTAGAGTTAAACGATCGAGCCTTTTGTATAGAGTCGCAGGCTTTTCCGGTAACTAAATTTAATGACAATGGCACGGATATAAATTACTTTAACGCCGTATGGCGTTTAGATGATACTCAGGTTTATAACTCTGCCTC